AAGCGGCTGATGGGTAACTACCAGCGCGAGCTGGATCGCCAGCACGACAACCGCATCGAGCAGGCGCAGGACGAGGATTTCTACGACAACATCCAGTGGTCGGAAGAGGACGCCCGCACCCTGCGCGATCGCGGCCAAGCGCCTCTGACCTACAACGTCATCAGCCAGACGGTGAACTGGATCATTGGTAGCGAGAAGCGCGGGCGCACCGACTTCAACATCCTGCCGCGCGGCAAGGAGGACTCGAAGCCGGCCGAGCGCAAGACCAGCCTGCTCAAGTACCTGAGCGACGTGAACCGCACGCCTTTCCACCGCTCCCGCGCGTTCGAGGATGCCGTGAAGGTCGGAATCGGCTGGATCGAGGATGGCGTAACCGACGAGGATGACGGCGAGCCGATCTACAGCCGCTACGAGTCCTGGCGCAACATGTTGTGGGATTCGGCCTCGACCGAGTTCGACCTGTCCGACTGCCGCTACGTCATCCGCACCAAGTGGGTGGATCTCGACATCGCCATCGCCATGTTCCCCGATCGGCAGCACCTGCTCGAGCGCTCCGCCGAGGTTGGCGACCGGCTTGGCTACGACCTGGCCAACGGCGACGAGGTGATGGACTACGCCGAGAACGAGCGCGAGACGACCGTAGGCTCGGCTATAGACAACGTGGATTCCCGCCGTGACCGCGTTCGCCTGATCGAAATCTGGTTCCGCAAGCCAGAGCGCGTGCAGAAGGTGGTGGGCGGCGAGTTCGGCGGCGAGCCCTATGATCCCGAGCACCCGGGCCACATGAAGACGCTGGAAGCCGGCCAGGCCATCGTCGCCGAGCGGGTGATGCTGCGCATGCACTGCGCGGTGATGACCACCGAGGGCCTGCTGTTCTACGGCCAGAGCCCGTACCGGCACAATCGTTTCCCCTTCACCCCGATCTGGGGCTACCGCCGCGGGCGTGACGGCCTGCCCTATGGCGTCATCCGTGGCCTGAAGGACATCCAGGAGGACATCAACAAGCGCGCGAGCAAGGCGCTGTTCATCCTGTCCACGAACAAGACCATCATGGAAGAGGGCGCAGTGCCCGACATGGATGAGTTCATGGAAGAGGTGGCCAGGCCGGACGGCGTGCTGGTCGTCAAGCCCAACAAGCGCCTCGAGCTGAATGTTGACCGCGACCTGGCGCCGGCGCACCTTGAGCTGATGGGTCGCTCGATCCAGATGATCCAGTCGGTATCTGGCGTCACCGACGAGCTGATGGGCCGCACGACCAACGCCACGTCTGGCATTGCCGTGCAGGCGCGCCAAGAGCAGGGCGCCATGTCCACCAGCAAGCTGTTCGACAACCTGCGCTTCGCCGTCCAGGTGCAGGGCGAGAAGCAGCTGAGCCTGGTCGAACAGTATTTCACCGAGCAGAAGCAGTTCCGCATCACCAACAGCCGCGGCACGCCGGACTACATCACCGTGAACGACGGCCTGCCTGAGAACGACATCGTGCGCTCGAAGGCGGACTTCGTGATCTCCGACGCCGAGTGGCGCGCCTCCATGCGCCAGGCCCAGGCCGAGCAGCTGATGGAAATGATGACCCGCCTGCCGCCGCAGGTCGCCATGGTCATGCTGGACCTGGTGATCGAGACGATGGACCTGCCGAACCGCGACGAGCTGGTCAAGCGCATCCGCCAGGTCACCGGCCAGCGCGACCCGGATGCCCAGGAGCTGACCCCGGAAGAGCAGCAGGCCATGCAGGCGCAGCAGCAGCAGGCGCAGATGCAGCAGGCCATGTTCGAGGCCGAGCTGCGCGGCAAGATCGCCAAGGCGGTGCGCGACGAGATCGCCGCCCAGAAGGACGCGGCCGGCATCGCCAAGACCAACGTGGAGATCCAGCAGGCCGCAGTAACGACTGCCCAGACCGCCATGACGGCGCCGGGACTTCTGCCGGTGGCCGATGGCATAATGGAAGAGGCCGGCTTTGTCTCGGCCACTGACCAGCAGCGCATGCAGCAAGAGCAGGCCGCCCAGCAGCAGGCGATGGCCGAGCAGCAGGCGGCAGAGCAAGCCGCAATGCAGCAGATGCAGCAGGCGCCCGATGGTGCTATGCAGCAGCAACCCGCACCGGATGGTGCAGCACCAGCCCCGCAACCCTAGAGGATTGAGGCATGAATGAAGCCACGCATGTAGCAAACCCTGTCCGCGTCAAGGCGGCTCGCATCGTTGGGGTTACCGACATCACCAAGCGCGAAGAGAAGTGCGGGCAGTCGAGCCCTGATCTTCTCCTGCAGCTGGAGGATGGCCGGAGCTTCCAGGCGGACAGCGCCATGACCGCTCGCTACGTCCCGGAGCCAGGCGACTACCTGGTCGAGCAGGAGGACGGATACGTCTACCTGAACCCGCGCGAAGTCTTCGAGCGCAAGTATCAGCCGCTCGGCAGCCGCGTGACCTTCGCCGAAGACCTGGAGATCGACGAGTTCTTGCGCGGCGTCAGCGAGCGCGCGATCGACCGAGGCGAGCGAATGGACATGGCGGCCGTGGTCTACGGTAGCTACGGCGGCGTCATTCGCGTGGACTCCATCGTCAGTGGCGTGGAGTGCATCGGCCTCCTGCGCATTGGCGAGCAGATCATGCTCAACACCATCATGCCGAACGGCAACATCACCAACTGAGGACAACAGCCATGGCTTACACCGAGGAAGAACTGGCCGGCCTGACCGCCGAGGAACGCGCCGCGCTCGAAGAGGACGACGGCACCGAAACCGACGAGGAAGAGGCCGATGAAACAGAATCCGGCGACGAAACTGAAGCGGATGCTGGCGACGATGCTGCTGAAGGCGCTGATGACGGCGAGCAGCAAGCCGACGATGGCGCAGATGACAGCGACGAGGGGGATGAATCCGGGGCTGAGCGTTCGCAGCAGCAAGGGCCGATCCTGGTAGCAGAGGCGCCGGAGAAGGCCGAGGAACGCCTGGGCGAGATCAAGACCGCCAAGGCCGAGCTGCGCAAGAAGTACGACGACGGCGATATGACCTTCGACGAGTATGAGAGCCAGGTCGAGGCGCTGGACGATGAGCGCATGGAGATCCGCCTCGCACTCAAGGAGGCCGAGACGGCAGCCAAGATCGAGCACCAGCGCCAGGTCAACGAGCGCGAGGCACAGATCAACGGCTTCCTGGCCGAGATCGGCGTGAAGCGCGACTTCTCCGACCTGCGCTTTGCCGCGCTGGACAATGCGGTGAAGATCATCGCCAACCAGGAGGACAACGCGAACCTCGGCGTGCGCGAGATCCTGGAGAAGGCCTATGGCCTGTGCGTCGAGCAGGGCGTGATCCAGAAGAAGGCAGACAAGGCGGAAGAGAAGCCCAGGACGCGCAAGCCGATTGCGACGGTCCCGAACCTGGCGCGCGTCCCGGCTGCCGAGCAGACGGACACCGACGACGGCAACCGCTTCGCCTACATCGACCGCATCGCCGACCCGGTGGCGCGCGAGAAGGCATTCCAGAAGCTGAGCCCGGCCGACCAAGAAGCCTACCTTTCCACATAAGGGAAAATCATGCAGAGCACCCTGCGCATCGACCTGAAGCCTGGTGAGAGCGTGACCATCGGCGACATCGCCGTCATCACGCTCGAAGAGAAGTCAGGCAAGGCCGCACGCATCGTCTTCAAGGCCGATCGCAGCGTGCCGATCAACAAGGTTCGGCAGTCCACCGCGGCGCAATCGCTGCGCAATGGGCTGTCGGCCCTTCCTGCATGAGGGCGGTTGCAAAAGTCAACCACCGCGCCGATAATCAGACCGTCATAGAGCGCAGGAGCTGCCTATGGATTTATTTCATATCCACATGAGGGTAGCTCCATGGCTCAGACCGTCATTCCTTTCGGCGATCCGAAAGCTGCGAAAAAGTGGTCCTCGGCTCTTGCCGTAGACCAGATCAAAAAGTCCTACTTCGAGCGCAAGTTCATCGGCGAGTCCGACAACTCGGTCATTCAGAAGAAGACCGAGCTCGAAACCGATTCCGGTGACCGCATCAGCTTCGACCTGTCCGTGCAGCTGCGCGGCGAAGCCACCGAGGGCGATGCTCGCCTCGAGGGCAAGGAAGAAAGCCTGAAGTTCTACACCGACGAGGTGGTCATCGACCAGACCCGTAAGGCTGTCTCGGCCGGCGGCAAGATGACCCGCAAGCGCACCCCGCACGACCTGCGCAAGGTCGCCAAGGACCGCGCCTCCGACTATTGGGCCCGCTACATGGACGAGATGATGTTCATCTACCTGTCCGGTGCCCGCGGCATCAACAAGGACTTCCTGTTCCCGCTCGATTGGGCTGGTCGCGCCAAGAACGAACTGCAGGCTCCCGATGCCGGCCACATGCTCTACGGCGGCGATGCCACCAGCAAGGCGACCCTGGCGGCTGACGACAAGATGACCCGCAACGTCATCGAGCGCGCCAAGGTTCTCGCCACCATGCTCCAAGCCCAAGATCCGGATGCCGCCAACATGGCGCCGCTGACGATCGAAGGCGAAGAGCACTACGTCCTGCTGATGAACCCGTTCCAGGCGCACGACCTGCGTACTGCCGCCGGTTCCGAGTGGCTGGACGTGCAGAAGGCCGCCGCTGCCGCTGAAGGCAAGAGCAACCCGATCTTCAAGGGTGGCTTGGGCATGATCAACAATGTGGTCCTGCACGAGCACCGCAACGGCATCCGCTTCAGCGACTACGGCGCTGGCAGCAACGTCGAGGCCGGTCGCGCCCTGTTCATGGGTCGCCAGGCTGGCGTGGTCGCCTACGGCACCCCGGGCGGCATGCGCTGGACCTGGGAAGAAGAGCTGAAGGACTACGGCAACGAGCCGACCGTCGCCTCGGGCGCCATCTTGGGCTTTAAGAAGTCCCGCTTCAACGGCAAGGATTTCGGTGTGATCAGCATCGATACCGCTGCCGCCAACCCGAACGCCTAACGGAGGGCTGACACATGGCAATTCTTCAATCCCGCTGGGGTGCTGGTCAGAAGATCGCCCCCGTCTCGCGTGAAGCCGGCGGCGCCGTCGTCGAGAAGTACGAGTTCACCATCAGTGCCGACCTGGCGTCGACCGACATCGTGGAGCTCGGCGTGCTGCCGGCCTACCACACTGTCGTCGATGCCACTCTGGTGACTGGCGACCTTGGCGCCGGCGTAACTGCTGACATCGGCATCATGTCCGGCACTCTCGGTTCGGTCGACGTATCCCGCACCAGCGGCAACGAGCTGTTTGCGGGCGCTGCGAACAACACCGTCGTTCGCATGAGCAAGGCGGCTGGATTCCAGATCGCCCCGGTTGAGGCAGACCGTTCGATCGGCCTGAAAGTCTCCGGCGCTGTCACTGCGAGTGATCAGAAGGTCACCCTGATCCTGACCACCAAGCAGTAACCGAGAGGGGCCGGGTTCGCTCGGCCCCTTTACCGAGAGGGCATCGCATGAAAATCGTGAGCAAAATCAAGCGCCGCAACGGGCACACTGTCACCCTTGGTGATACCGCCTACAAATTTCTGCCGCCCGACTATGCCGCCGAGGTCACCGACAAGGCGCATGTCGAGCGGTTCCTGTCGATCCCTGAAGGTTACGGCATCGCCGATGGCGAGGTATCGACCAAGGCCGAGCAGAACAGCGAGCCGAAGCGTGTCGAATCTGTCGAGTATGTCGGCAGCGACGTGCATCCTGCCGCCTTCGAGATCGGCGGCAAGACCATCGAGCAGGCTGTCGTGGTCAAGCTGGCCGCCGGCGAGCGCACGGCAGAGCAGTGGAACTCCATGCCGGAAGGCGAGCGCGCCGACCTGATCGACGAGCAGCTGGACAAGCTGGCAGAGAGCACGGAAGGCACGGAAGACGGCGACACTGCCACGGAAGGCGCCACGGACGATAAGCTCGAAGGCGACCTGAACGGCGATGGCGACCTGGACCGCGAAGAGCTCGCCAAGCTCTACGAGGCCAAGTTCGGCAACCGTCCGCATGGCCGCTGGTCCGCCGACAAGATCAAGGCCGAGCTGGAAAAGGACGCTGAATAATGGCGATCCGGGCCGGCGACGTTCTGCAGCGCGCGAGCATCATCCTCAACGATGAGGACTTCGTGCGCTGGACGAAAGAAGAGCTCTTCGCATGGCTGAACGATGCAGCCTGCGAGGTGGTCATTCGCCGGCCTGCTGCGCGTGCCGTCACCGGGGAGATCACCCTGGATGCCGGCGCGCTGCAGCGTCTTCCCGATGGCGGGCTCGAGCTCCTGGACGTGGTGCGCAACGTGGGCGGTCGCCCGGTTCGCCGCACCGATCGCCAGCTGCTCGACGACTCCGCGCCGGACTGGCCGATCATGCGCCAGGCCAGCGCCATCAAGCACTACACCTTCGACGAGCGCACGCCGACCGTGTTCTACGTCTA